CAAAGGCATTGTTAATGCAGCAGCAGCACCGTTATAAGTGATAATGCCGGTTGCCAATTCAGCAGCAGTCAAAGTAGCTGCGGCTGTTTTAGCTGTAGGAGTCACTTGCGTGACCATGTTGATTTCGGCTTCGTTACCGTCACCGAATTGATATCCGCCTGCGCCATTTGGAAGAGTTGGCATGATGAAATTCCTTTGAAAAGTTTAGAAAATGGGGCCGAAGCCCCACTCTGTTTAGCCCCACAGACGAACGGCGGTGACCGGACGAACCGCGTTAAAGCCGTACAACACGTCAATACGGCAAGGCATACGGTCGTTGTTGATGTCGTACTGACGTACGATACGCAACGAAATACCGTTATGCACTTGACGTGAAGCCATGTCAACCCCCTGTGGCAACAGCAAGTCAGCAGTCGCCAACGTGATCGCATCTTTGTGATAGATCAAGTTTTGCGGGTACGCTGTAGCCGATCCACCCAAGAACGTCAGCACAGCGCTAGCTGCTGGGAACGCGCTGATGGTAGCCAAGGCGTTAGCCGAGGTAAACATAGGTGGTTGAACTGACAGAGTTGCGGTAGTTGTTGACGAAACAGTTACGTCAGCAGTTACGACAAACTGTTGCAGCGAACCAGTTGTTTGACGGGTTTGTGGGTTGACTGCAAACACGCCAGCGATAGTGAACACGTCACCAATCTTGAACGTGGGTGAGCCGCTTGTGAAGCTGATGTCAAGCGATGTTGCACCTTGGGTAGTCACAGCAGTTGCCACGATTGGGGCAGTTGGTGTAACACCGGTTGTGTGCTGAACAATCGACTGCGACATATTGATCTCGTCTAAGCCCAATACGCCTTCGCCCATCATACCGTTCTTGAACTGACGGCTGATAGTACCAGTTGGGTTAAACAGACCTTTCAAGCCCTCGACCAAACCGGCGTTGGCGGCTGGGTTAACAGTCGCATAACGTGGGCTCATGGGGGTGGCAAACTCGTTGAGTTTCTGTTGTGCTGCAAGCAGAACAGCAGAAGTCGAAGGAGTCGAGCCAGGAGTGCCTACTGAGTTGTAAATACCTTTGTAGGCAGTTGCCACGTCAGCGTCAACGCTTGATGCCAATTGCGACACACGGGGCTTAAGAACGCGTTCTGCGAAGTCATCCAATTGCATGGTGAGTTCGGCAGACGTGAAGTTCACGCCAATGTGCTTTTGGGTTGAAACAGTCAAAGTTGTGAACTGTTCGTTGTCGTCTTGCACTTGCAAGGCAGCACCGTCAGTAACTAAGGCGCGGTCGGGTAAGCGAATACGCAGGGTTGAACCAATTTTTGCGCCTTCAACGGCGAATGAATCGTCGTACTGACGATTGACGTTGCGACTGATCACCAAGTTGTTCTCGAGGATTTCGAGGGATTTACGGGTGATCATGTCAATGGTAAGAATGCTATTTGCCATGATAATTCCTAAAATAAGTTAGCGGAGGGTACGCGCTTCGTGCTTCTTTATCTGTCGCAATCTTTCGGCCTCAATCCAGTCTGACGTGGACATTGACTTGATAGAGCGTGGATCAGTCGTATCGTATGCCGGTGAGCCGGTCGTACGGGCTGAAACAGGTGAAATAGGCGCTGGTGCGTTTGAAGTCTTTTTGACCGGTGGGTTTGCGGCTAACTGAGCCTCAATCTTTCCGATTTCTTTGGCTTGCATGATAGGCGAAAGACGTGAAATCCGTTCCGCTTCTCGGGGGTTTGCACCTAAGTGGTAAGCCACTTCGGGGCCGTTGTCCGAGGCCTGAATGGATTGGGCCATCACGGTAGTAATTGGCAGATTCGGGTTGTATGCGACTTGTTCAAAGTCCTCATACTTCGCACGAACTTCCTCTTCCTTGTCGTGATAGGTTTCGAGTATTTCAGCTTGCTGCTTGCGCTGCTCGCGCTCCGCTAGTTTTTGCTCCGCACGTTGTTCTGCCAAGGCTTCGACATAATCTTCGTTTGAAGCAAACTGCTCGGGCGTGACCGGTGCTTGAGGCGCAACAGGTTGAACCGCTCTTTCCCTTTCCCACTTTCGCTGCTCGCGTGCGAGCCGTTTACCGATGGCTGCGTCTAATTCCTCTTGTGAAAAGGTCTTAGGTGCTGCTTCGGGTACTTCCGGCGCAGATACTTCAACAACCGGTTCTGCCGTAACTTCCGGTGTCGGCGCGGGTACTTCCGCTGGGCTTACTTCGTCTGACATTTGTAACTCCGAGGAGTCCTGGTGGATCGCACCAGTACGATTAGTATATTACTTAGATTCTGCGGGTGCAACATAATTTGGATCATGCGCCCAATCGACAGGGGGCAGGGCAGCTAACTGGTCAACCGTTGTGCAGCCGTTAATGGCAATAATCTGAGCATCGCATTGGGTACGGATGTCTTGGCGCCATGTATTCCAATCCATTGGAATGGCGGACTTGGTTTCGTAGCCCTTGACCACACGCCAATCGGAGGGCAGCAAGATTGAATACGCTTGCGCTTGCACGGCGTTGACCGCTTGCATTTGACACTCAAACAAGTCTTTAGGCGTAGCGGTGTAGTTAATCTCAACGACCGTGCCGGTGTAGACAGGTGCGTCTTGTGATATCCAGTAATAGACATCTGAAGGATACTGACCGTACACCACATCAACCATGCCGATAGCCGCTTTTTCTTCGGGGCTAGACAAGTTGCACCAGTTTGCCGGATAAGAAATATTATCCCACTCAAAGGCTGTGCCAGCGGGTACTAGGAGGGCGATCAAGCCGTTGGAAATGATTGCAAACATAACTACCTCGCTAAACTATTTTTGAATGGGTTTTCGGCAAATGCCATGTAGATGTATGTTTGACCACTATCGTTAGTAGATTCGCCTGACCCAACTCTAATTTTAAAACCGTTAGATAATATATCAAAAGAATTGTTTGCCGCTTCAGCGTTTGATAAATTAGGAAATAGCGTTGCGCTAGTTGTGTTGTATGTATCTCTAGCGGTATCGTGCAGTATCCATTGTGAAGCTGCGCTTGAACTTTTTATTAGAACCCAACGTGGTCTAAAACCTGTGTACACAAACGGGCCATCAGTCGAACCATTACCCGTGTAGCTACCAAACGCGCTGAATCCGGCTATGGGTGTCCAGCAGTAGGCAACCATTGCGTTTGTACTTCCGTTTGAACCTGAAGATGAACCAATTGAAAACACAGACGATGTTGGAGCCGTGCTGTTCCAAACGCCTACTCCGCTTGCTTGAGCGTCAGTTGCGTTTAATTTAATGAAAAACGCTGCGCTAGTTAAACCAACGTGGTATATGCACCACGCATCTGCTGATGACGGACGGTTTTTAGCAATAATCCAACTAGGCGCAACACCCAACCCATGCCCAACAGTTGCATTAGCACCCGTACCCGTGTACGTCACCACACTAAACCCAGCAGACGCATTAACGCTCACAGTCGATGTGATTGTGCCGTTGGTGTTGGAGGATGATGTGCCTTGCCCTGCTTGCCATTGCCAAGCAACGTACGTTGCTGCCAAGTTGTTGTAGACGGTGTTTGTGCCAACGGTAAACCCTGCGCTACCAAATGCGGTCAAACCTTGCGTATCAGTTGTTTCAGCACCCGTGGTGTTTGAAATTAAACCTTTAGTCACACCACGCACCGAGTCTGTCAGTTTGTTATCAGTAGCCGCCGAGCGTGATTTGACCCACACAAGGTCAGGCTTAAACGATGCAGCATTGGTGATGGCGTTAGACAGCAGCGTACCCGTGTACAAAGTCGCATCCATCACCGTGTTGCCCTTGACGATGGTGCTTGTCGGCAAGTTGTATGTGTTCAGGGCTACATAGCCTGTGGGGGGTGTGTAGGTGAAGGGGCGTTGACCGAAGTTGATAGCCCACGTTCCATCATTTGTTCCAACAATAGGAAAAAAGTCGAGTGACGTTAAACTTGAATACGCCGTGCCTTGGGAAGTGTTGTTTTTATAAAATACCAATGTTCCTGCCGCAGCATCAAAAGCAACACCGATAACGTCCCCTAAAGTGTAGCTAGACCCATAAGCGACTGAAGAACTATTATTATTTTTATTGCCTGTGTATTGATAAACATACGCAGTTGCACTATTTCCCGCTGCTCCGCTATCGGTTGATTTTGCAATACCAAGTGAAGAAGAATACGGAGAAGTGCCACCAGTAATAACAGCTTCCCAATACCATTTGCCCGATGGCATTGACATTGTTGCTCGGCTAAAAGCATTGTTTGCGTTGTAAGCACAAGACAAATTGCCATTGGTAATAGTTACTAAATTTCCTCGATCCAACGGATTCAACACAGCAAAGTTAGCCGCCGTAGCACTTGTCAACGTAGGCACATCCGTCATGCTGTCATACGTTACACCAGCCGTGATACTGATGTTATTCGTAGTCCAGTAATTGCCATTGCCTGAGAAGTCTTTGCCCAAGCCTACGTTGCTGCTTGTGGTCAGCGCAGAGTTGTCTGTGAAGGGTAAATAGAAACCGTTTGTACCGTATGTGCCTGTGTATGCTGCGGGTTGCCATACGCCTGTGAGAGCGTTGGTTGAGCCGAAGGATGATGGGGTTAGGGCTTGACCGTCAATGAAGTTGACTTCGGTTAGGTAGCCGTCGAAATACCCTTGAGCAGGGTAAGCTGGGTCAGAAGAAATCCAAGTTGCTATTGTTTGGTTAACAATAGTTTGTTCGTTTTGTGGTGGATAAGTAGCGGTTCCAAAAGCTGTTACTTGCGTTCCGTTTACATAAATCCGTACCCTACTTGCCGCAGTAGCGTTAGTGCTGTCAATAGTTACAACAATATGATACCAAGCAGATGGGTCACGAAAAACTTGTGTTGTTGTAAGAGTAGCCTTATTTGTACCACTAACCCACCAATCCAACACAAGTCTGTTAGAACTATCAAAATATATACCGGTGTAGTTTCCACCAGCATTTCTTGTCATTAATAAATTACTATCTATACTTAACGCACCTCTTTTTACCCATAAAGAATATGTCCAAGTGGTTAAACTTCCTTGAACAGATGGAGTCCGATTCAAATACCCACTAGCACTCGTCCTAAACCGCAGCGAGCGTGTGAGGTTGTAGCCTGTGGATGCAGAGTTACCAGCGAATACAGGAAACATTAAGCCACCGCCTGTGAGATACCTTGTTGATAAAGGTTTGTGCCATCAGAGCGAAAAGTGAAGTAGTCTTTTGCCGAAGCTGCTGTGGACAATGTAGGTGCTGTGCCCGCCGCCCACTTGAACACCGAGTTCCAAGTGATTGTGTTTGACCCACCGTTTTGGATGACAGCAAGTGCGTAGAACGCACCGTCTCTCAAGTTAGTCGGTGCGCCAAAGGTGCGGTTGGTCGATACGAAAGTAAAGGTGGCAACCTGGTTGACCGTATCCCACGCAATCGTAGCTGCATCAGTTAAAGCGGTGTTAGCTGCCCAACCGACGGTCACTTTAACTTCTGCGGGGGTTGTTGTACCGATAGGTGGCGGTGACACCAAACTTAACGTGCCACCAAGGGTCAAGCTGCCCGACGATGTCACCGTACCGGTCAAGGTCAAGCCGTTGACTGTGCCTGTACCGGCGACAGAGGTCACCGTACCTGTAGCCGCTGTTGTCCATGTGGGTACGAAACCCGCACCGGCTGACGTTAACACTTGGCCGGAAGTACCCGCCAAGGTCGCTAAAGTTAAGCCTGATGCAATGTCTAATGTTGTGACTTTGGCTGACCCTGCGGTCGTAGCGCCAAGGCTTGTACCGTTAATTGAACCGCCGGTAATGGCAACGCTACTAGCTGCTTGCGTAGACATTGTGCCAAGACCAGTAATGTCGGTATTGGGGATTGTGGCTGATGCCGTCATAACCCCTGTACCGCTGCCCTTAACGTAACCCGTGAGCGTTGCCGCACCCGTGCCGCCATTGGCTACAGCAAGTGTGCCACCCAAAGTCAGCGTACCGCTTGAAGTAATTGGCCCACCGGTCAAGGTCAGACCAGTTGTGCCGCCCGAGCCATCAACGCTTGTGACTGTACCAGTACCCGACACAGACACCCAAGCGGGAAGCCCAGCAGTAAGTGTTAAAACTTGCCCGTTTGTGCCGCTAGGCAATAGCGCAGTTGCGCCAGCACCAGTTTGATAGGGTATCGACCCTGACAATCCGCCCGCAATGTTCGTTGCAGTTGTTGCGCTTACAGCATTCGTTGCGTTCGTTGCGTTTGTAACAAAAGTAGCACCGATCACCGATACAACTTGTGCCGCAGTAGCCGCTGTCATAGCAGACGTGCCGTTGCCAAAAACCAAGCCCGAAAGCGTTGTGGCACCTGTACCACCGTATGCTACGGCAATGGTTGAGCCATTCCACGCACCGGCAAGCACCGCACCGGTCAGCGTAATGTTACGAAAGGTCGCATCGTTTGATGCGTCTTTGACCGATAACGTGCCGTTAACAGCAGGTACGGTAAGCGTAAAGTTACCGACTGCATCAGCAGAAGATAAGGTGGTTGTGCCGCCTAATGTATCGGCATTAAAAATTAAGCGGCTCATGGCAACCCTTTATTCGTAAATGACAGTTGCAGCAACCGTACCACCAAGCACCACGTTTAGCCCTTGGTTAAAAAAGGCTCCGTCGTACTGACCAAAAGGGTAGAAGGTAGCCGCAACTGGCGTAAACACACCAACCATTGTGGTGGTGGTGCCTGATTGCACGTCATAAATGGTGATCGTAGGCGTACCGGAAGCAGCGCTTACAAAGATGCCTTTGAGCTTGCCTTGACCAACTTTGATCTGTTTAGACGCTGTGATGTAGGTGTAATTTGCCATGATATGCCTTACGAAAGGAATTTGAGTCGATAAAGCGTGGAAAGATAAAGAGTAATGATTTCGTCAATCAAATTCTGTAAAGCTGAATCTGTTTTGTCGCAAATGTCGTAGCGATATTTTTCAATGTCTTCAAGCTGGTCTTCCAAGAACTCGGTGACATTAGCCGTCTTCTTAGAAGACTGCAAAGTGATTGCACCAATCATGCCGTGGCGCCCTTGATAGGCCTCGGCAAAATTGTCAGCCAAGTCGATGATATTCTCATAGAACTTTTGCAACGCTTTGTGCTTGGAATAGCTGCGTGTGTTTAGATGTACGCTATGCGTGACATCGCGCGCTAAGAAAAACATTCCTACGAAATCTGCAACTTTCATTGTTGTGGTTCCATCATTGGTGGTTGCATTTGATCGGGCGGCATCATGCCTTGGTCAGGCGGCATCATGTCTTGTTCCATAGGTGGCATCTCAAATTGCTGGCGTTGTGGTGCGCCACCGATTAGGTCACCCGTATCCATTGCGGCTGCAACCGTACCCATCACAATGTCTTGAATCTGCTCAAAGGTCATGCCCGCTTGAACGGCTGAGATACGCTTGGTTTCAGCATCAAAGGCTTTGATCTGCGCCTCATAATTCTTGCGCTCAATGTCCTGTGCTTCCATAGACTTAGACACGTTTTGCAGCATGGAGTGCATATTCTCCATCTCTTTAGCCATTGCTTGCATCTGCTGCTCGGCGGCTTGCAAGGCTGGGTCTTTGTCACCGTCATCCATCAACTTAGGATCAATGGTCTTGGCAAAACGTTTAGCCATCTCTTGCGCGCCAGGCCAATCCATGTTCTTGATAAACAGATCGCCCGCAACCGCCCACAGTTGGGGGTTGCCTTGCAGCAATTGACCCATTGACTCCAACGCTTCTTGGCGTTTGGTCATGTAGCTTGGGCCGGTGGTGACCATCACGTCGTACGTTCCGACACCAGGGTTGTAAATCTTATCGATCTCAATACCGTTTTGGTCAACAATTCGTTTGACCGGTTCTTGCTGCATGGGGTCGATCTTAGCTGAGTCAGGCTCGCCGTCCTCGCCCATGATGCGCGCCACGCGCTGCGTGTCGTAAATCTTAGGCACTAAGCCAATGATTTGGCGCGTGATGTGGCGTACCGCTCTCGCTAAGTTGTCAACGTAATGGTATGTGCCGGTGTCAGTCTGACGCTCGCGCGCCATGATAGCCTTGCCTGAACGCTCGTTAGAGGTCGCACCAAGGCTAGAGTCATATTGCCCTGTCGTTGATTTAATATCGTCGCTAGCACCCGCTTTGGCTTGCAGCAAGCCGCTTGACGCCATAGGGGGCTGCGCGCGTTGCGGGAGCGGTAATGGCCCGCCCGCACCGTCAGTCACATCAGGGTTAACTTCAAGGTATGGCCAGTTGGTCGTGTTGGCTGTTTTCCAGTTTTGTTCGTAGCCCTCAAACTGACCACCGTAGCCGATAAACGGTGCTTTGGGCGCCAAAGCCAACATCTCTGCCTCTTGGCTTACCCAGTAGTTGTACATACGCTGTGCATCCTTGGCATTGCGAACAATGCCCGACACATGGATGCGTCCGTCAATCTCAAATTCGTTACCAACCACTCGCACAACCGGAATCCAATCACCTGCCCAATCGTTAGACTCTAGCACTTCAAAACCATTAATCTTGCAATGCTTGACCTTCTTGACATCCACAATACGGCTTTTAATTGGCTTCATGCCTATCTGAACCATTTGCTGGTCTTCAGGTGAGCCTTTCATCGCACTAACATTACCGTAGTACAGGTTTAGCGTAGCTTTTTCATGCTCTACATAGTAATAGTCAGCAATCCGAATGGTGTCTACGCTTAACCACGGTGCGTAAGATTCGTTACCCACGCTTTGCGCCTGCAACGATGACACAGGTTGGGCGTCAGGAAACATACGCTCAAAGTCTTCGAGCATTAAGTCTTCGGTCACAAAACACCATTGGGCGTCCGAGCCGCACGGGTCTTGGATCGTTGGATCCATGTAGACTGAAAAGGAGTTACGAATACGCCCGATCTTGATGTTTTGATCAAACGAATTGGCACTCTCGTACTCGGTTAGCAACCGGATATAGCCTTCCCCATACGCCACTTGGTTCTCACAAGCGGTGTCATATGCGACATCTGCGTCAGACATATACTCAATGTGACGCACCATGCCGTTGAAAATCTCAGCCACTTCAACATCCGCCTTGTCATCCGCAGGGATTACTTTTCCGCTTGGTCGATTTTGGCGTTGGTCGTTGGTGACTTGGCGAACGTGCTGGGGGAGCTTGTTAATGGTAAGGCAGGGGCGCGCGTTAATGGTTTGCCCTTGGACTGAGCCCCGAGTAGCCAACACGTCGGCTGGCCATTGGAACTGGTTGTCAGGGCTTGCTGCGTAGAATCGAAGGTCATCAAGTTCATCCTCACGGCTATCAGAATAGGCGGCGATCGCCATTGTCATGCGATGCAATGCGGTTTCTATGATGTCTTTGTCTTTCATACAAGCCCAATTACGTCCTTGTCTTTCATCAGGATCAAATCTTCGTATTTGCGGTCAATTGTACCGCTGTACATGACATGATCACCTACGCTCACCATAAGCGGGCGTTTTGAATCTTTCTTACCAGGCCCAACTGCCACAACCACGCCTGTGCGGGTGTCTTCCTCGGGCATAATAATCAGCCCGCTTTGCACAAACGGGTCAGGGCGTACCGCAATGTTGTCGTGTAGTGGTCTAAGCATTATGCACAATGAATGATTGCAAAGTTAAGGACAACGGCTTCAGCTAATGAGCCACCGCTAATGTTACGCAGCGTAATGGTAGCCGAGCCCGCCGCCATGCTAGATACCCAGCAGTTGTACGCAGCAGACGTGCCATTGGTGACGTTAAGAATTAATACGTCTTTGGCTGACAACACGCTGTTGGTCAGTGTAAAAGTTACGTTGGTAACGGTAGCTAGTGAGGCTGCGTTCATCGTAATCTGACCGGCTGACGTATTAAGCGTCACACCGGTAGATTTGCTTGTAAGCTGAGTGACCGCACCTTGTGCCGGAGCTCCATAACCAATCTCTGTGTCTGCGTAAACAGTTGTACCTTCGATTGTGCTAGGTGTTGCTAAGCCAATAGGCGAATTGTCAACGGTACCACCAGAGATAATTTGATCGCTATACTCGACACCGATTGCTTGTGTATTAGGCATTTCAAGCTCCCATCCAAGAAGTTTGTAAACTATTAGTTGATTGACTACGGCGCTTTGGTTCTGCGTACTCTCGGTGCGCGACGGGAAATGCAAACGTCACGCATATAGCATCTGCTGCATCAGGCGAGGCTAAGCCCCGCGCTTTCATGTCCTTCTTAGACTCTAAAAAGATCGTACCTTTAGAGTCGGGTTTCATTACAGGTGATATTAAATCAGTTTTAAGTATCCTGTCACTAGGAATTGACGCGGTTTTCAACCAATTTCGCATATCGCCCCACATCTGAGCCCTTAAATTACCATACATAAGCGGGTTTTTTGATTTATTTCCAAAATTCACGCCCCGAATCTTGTAGCGTTGCTCTTTTAGCCGGTCAACGACCCCACCACCAACGCCGCCTTCGTCAATTACTACCAGCGCGGGCTTATATTCTTCGATTGTTTCGATTACATGGCCCACCACCGTCATCGTATCGTCGCCCTTGAAGCGTTTGATGCCGATAATGTCACGCCCTTGGCGTATGGCGATCACGGTCGAGTCAGAACCGAACCGTGCAGGGTCAACGCCCACAATAATAGGGGCGGATAGGTCTTTAAGTCGAGCTCTTCGCATGGCTTCGTCCACAATAGAGGATGAAATAAACTGATCATCACCCGCAGACGGAAAGTCACCGTAGACCTCAACCGCCGCTTGTGATGAATCGGCGCCATATTCGTCGATGATCTGCTGATAGACGGCTTTGTCCGTACCCTCAACCGTTCTTGCGTCCACAATTTTGGTGTTCCAAAAGTCACGCTTGGAGTTGTGGCATTCGTAGAAGTAGCCGGTGTTGCGGCGCGGGTTGGAGAACGCCAACCAAAAGCGGTTAGGCGTGTTCTCAGTAAAGAAGCCCGCAGTCACCGCCCAAATAGCGTCATCAATACCGCTTGCCTCATCAAAGATCACCATCACGCCGTCGTAGTTGTGAACCCCCGCATAAGCGTCAGGGTTCTCGCTTGACCAAAGCCGTCCTTCCACCGACCAATAACGTGTGCCTTTCTTTAGGTCACGCTCAACCAACTCGGTAATCCATTTAGCGGGCATGAGCCGCGTTGCGCTAACTTCAAACCAATGTGAGTTGAGTGACATGGCGAGCCACTTTGTAATCTCTGCCCAGGTAACCGATCGTAACTGTGACTCAGAGTTTGCCGAAATAATGGTGGTAGAGCCAATCCGTGTAGAAAGCATCCATAAGGTGAGCCAACTGACCAACGCTGACTTGCCAATACCGCGACCGGATGATGTCGCCATCCTGAACGTGTCAAAGTCAACCTTGCCGTTGTTTTGC